CCCGACACGCATGGACACCCGAGGAGGAGCAGTGACCATCATCGACCGGCTCCGCACGTGGCTCGGCGACATCCACTGGCGCCACACCGACCGCTACCTGGCCAAGCACCCGCGTCACTCGGGCGCACAGAGCACGAAGGGGAAGTCATGAGTAAGCCGCGATATCGCTGCTGTGAGCACTGCGCCGACGACTCACCTCATCCCTCCAAGATTGGCCACGGTGTCGCGTGCTCGTCCGGCTGGTGCCCAGGCGTCGTCCAGCTCGCCACGCCACCCAGTAGCCCCGTCAGCGCCACAGAACCGGCTGCGCGTCCAGTGCTACGACCCGGAGATCCACCACAGGTCGTCCACGACGTGAAGGCCGACTACCAGCAGCTCATTGTGACCCTGAATGTTGCCCTTGCTGATGCCGAGAGCGTCATCGAGCGGCTGACGGCTGAAGGTGCGCGGCTGCATCACCTGATCGTGCAGGCCGACTCGATCTGCTCACTGATCCTCCACCGTGAGTCGCAATGCCTGAGCAGACAGACAGTCAGCGACCTCAGCCATGTGGTCACGGATCTGCGGGAGGCGAGTCAGCCATGAGCAAGCAGAAGCCCTACTACGCCGACGAGTCAGTCACGCTCTGGCATGGCGACTGCCTTGAGGTCATGCGCGACATCGCCGACGCCTCGGTTGACTCGATCGTCACGGACCCGCCTTATGGCCTCGGCTTCATGGGCAAAGCATGGGACGACCTACCTCCGGGCCTACCTTGGGCTCGCGAGTGTTTACGGGTCCTCAAGCCGGGTGGGCACCTACTGGCCTTCGGTGGCACGCGCACCTCGCACCGGCTCGCGTGCGCTGTCGAGGATGCAGGCTTCGAGATCCGCGACAGCATCGCATGGCTCTACGGGTCGGGCTTCCCGAAGTCGCTGGACGTGTCCAAGGCCATCGACAAGGCGGCTGGGGCGGTACGGGTGGTCACAGGATCAGTCGCCGGAGCCGGTAACCAAGGCGTCTTCATTGGTGACACCACCACGCTGAACGGCGGTGGCAATGTCCGTTGGAATTTCAAGTCTGACGTTCCAGTCGGCGCCTCCGCCACCCCCGACGCTCATACATGGCAGGGCTGGGGCACGGCGCTCAAGCCAGCCTTCGAGCCCATCGTCGTCGGACGTAAGCCCCTCGTGGGCACGGTTGCCGCGAACGTCCTGGCGCATGGCACGGGCGCGCTGAACATCGACGGGTGCCGGGTGGGCGAGAATCCCGGCTACTCATACCCAAATGGCCCCGGAGGTAGACCATTCGCGGAAGGGGCTTCCGGCTTCAATGTCGCACGAGGCGCAGTCGAAAGTAGCCTGGGCCGTTGGCCCGCGAACGTGGTCCTCGACGGCTCACAAACCGACGCCCTCGACGCGCAGAGCGGGACGCTAACCAGTGGAAGCCGTATCGCTGGCACCTACGGGCTCATGGGCTACATGGGTGCTGACGTTGCCCCAATGCCTGCCGTTGATGGCAACTCAGGCGGCGCGTCACGGTTCTTCCCCACGTTCCGCTACGAAGCCAAGGCGCCCACAACCGAGCGGCCACGAGCGGGCGACATCGCCCACCCAACCGTCAAGCCCCTCGACCTCATGCGCTGGCTCGTCCGCCTCGTCACCCCACCGGCCGGCGTCGTCCTCGAACCCTTCGCCGGATCGGGCACCACGGCTGAGGCGTGCATCCTCGAAGGCTTCAAATGCATCGCCATCGAGCGGGAAGCCGACTACCTGCCGCTCATCGTCCAGCGCATCAGCAAGCCATTACAGGTCAGCCTTGGCCTCGACTTCGGGAGTGCATCATGACCACCACCAAACCCACCCGCCGCCGGCACCGCCGCACCCGACGTGCATCCAGCCCCGCAGGTATCGGTGCCACAGGGACCTACCGGTGGCCCATCACCCTCCCCCACACCCTCGACGGGCTCCCCATGCTCGGCGCCATCATCGCCCAATCATTCAGGAGCAACGCATGACCATCTTCGCCATCGCCTGGCTGACAATGTTCGGCTGGCTGCCCCTGACCGGGATGGTGATGGTCGCCGCCTGGCCGCACAAACCCCCACCACCCGAGCCACCCGGCACCACCGACTACCCCGATTGGCGGGACTACCGATGAGCCCAACATCGAAAGACAACTCCGGCATGGACGAGCTGATGGGCATCACTGCCATGGCTGAGGCCGCCGTCGCCCTCCACGAGGTGTACACATCCCTGCTCGCAGCCGGCTTTGACGAGTTCGCCGCATTGTGGCTCGTCGGGGTTGCCATGAAAGGCCTACCCATGCCCGACTGGTTGCTTGCCCGCCTCCAAGACGACGAGTAACGGGAATGTACACAGGTGTCGCTAAGTTGGGCAATCACGCAGGTCAGGAAAAAAAGGGGTGAGAAAACGTGACGCAAGCCAACCCGAAAAGCACCCCCACCGCCGAACAGCTCGACCGGGAACGGGAAGCCCTCGGGTTGCGTCAAGCCGGGTACACCTACGACCGGATCGCCCAATCAACCGGGTACGCGAACGCGGACGGGGCGTGGAAGGCTGTGCGGCGCGCCATCTCCCGGTCACTGCAGGAACCCGTCGCAGAACTGGTCAGTCTCGAATCGGCCAGGCTCGACCGGTTACAGACCGCGGTGTGGGCTGCCGCGATCAAAGGCGACCTCGGCGCTGTGGACCGGGTGCTCAGCATCATGGCCCGGCGGGCGAAACTGTGCGGCCTGGACCAGGCACCGGATGCAGGGCAGGAGATCGAGGCCATGAAGCTGATGCTGTACGCCCGACAGTTGGAGATCTTTGAGACAGCGATGCTGGCGATGCTTGCTGACCTGCGGATCGACACCGCGGCGCCGGCGACACGGCTGATCATCGGTCAGCGTTTGAGTGAGGCCGCGAAGACCGCGGCGCAACCTTTGGAGATCGGAGCGAGATGAGCGAGCAGAACAGCGGTGGCGTACGCAGGTCGAGGATAATGATCCCAGCGGACACGAGCGCGCCCAGGCTCGAGTACGCGACAGCTGGTGGGTGGGTGCAGACCTGGCCAGTCATTCCACACACCGGAGCGGACCGGGAACTGTACCGGGAATCCACACCACCGCCCAGCCAGTTCGTGCCACGGGTGTACGTCACCGCCGCGGGAATGATCGGGATGAGCGCGGATGGGTCTGGCCGGGTGCAGCCGATCAGCAAATGGCTGACGGACGCTGACGTGGCTGACGAGCCCGCTAGCCCAGCCGATGTGCTGATCAGCAACCTGCGGGTCACCATCACCCAGGTGGAAGTTGAGCGGGGCGCGGCGCAGGATGCGCACCGCGAGGACGCAGACAGGTGGTCACGGGATCTGCAATCCAAGGATGAGACGATCCGGTTGCTGCAGGTCAAGGTTCGGGAGCTCAAGAGTGACGTCGCGGCGATGACGACGGACCGTGATGCGTGGCGGAGGTGGAAGGAGGACCGGGACCGTGCGTGTGGGCACCTGATCAGCAAACTTGAAACCCAACGGGCAGCCCATGTCGACCAGGTCAACGTCCTAACCCAGTCCCGCGACGAGTGGCGGTCGCAGGTCCAGGACGTGCACGTACAGCGTGACGAAGCGATCGAACGGGTGTGCGCGTTGGCGCAGCAATGGGAGGCGACAGGCGAAGGACTCCCCCACCTGTTCGCCCAGTACCTCCGTGATGCCCTCAGTGTCATGGCCGTCACCCCACCACCCGGAGGTACCTCGTGATCTATGTGACGTTCTCCGACTCCCACGTAGCCGAGTTTGATGCGGACCGGTGGGTGCTGCTCCGCGGTGTGGACGCCCGGCAGGTCAGCACGTTCACCACCGACATCGAGCTATTGAAGGGTGACACCCCGGTGGCGATCATCGGGGCTGGCACGTTCTTCTCCATCCTGGTGAAACCGGTGAAGCCGTGAGCGCGCATGTGCGCACCCCAATGTGCCGGTGCGGTGCCGCGCTGATGTCGCACACCACGAACACGTCCAGCACGGTGCAGTTCGGTGTCGTCATGCCTCTGGTCACGGTGAAATGGAACTATCGCTGCCCGGCCTGCCACGCCGAGGTCACGTTCGTCCACCACTCCGGTGACGACCCTGCAGGGTTCACGAACCCCTGATGCCACCCCGCCGGCGCGCCACCAAAACCTCCACGATCGACCCGCTGACCGCGTTGGCCGCGAAGTACGTCGGGCCCGACCTGAGTCTGGACGTCGGATTGTGGGCGAAACAGCGGCTGGGCATCGACCTGTGGAGCATGCAGGGCAGGATCGCCAACGACCAGAACAAACGCGTGTACGTCAGGAGCTGTCACGATTCGGGCAAGACGTTTCTTGCCGCAGTGAAAGCCTGCCACCACATCGACACCCACCCCATCGGCACCGCACGCGTGGTCAGCACGGCACCAACCCAGGACCAGGTTGTCGGCCTGTTGTGGGTGGAGATCAACCAACTGTTCGAGCTCGCAGGGAAACGCGGGAACCCTTTGCCGGGGCGGGTCAACCAGAGTGAGTGGTGGATCGGGTCCTACCTTGCCGGCGTCGGTAGGAAACCAAGCGACTACGACCCGAAAACGTTCCAGGGCTACCACTCTCGTTGGCCGCTGATCATCGCCGATGAGGCGGACGCGCTACGTGCTGACATCTGGGACGCGCTGGGCACCCTGCTGACCAACGATGACGCGAAACTGCTTGCGATCGGCAACCCCGACGACCCGACGTCGTACTTCCGCACGTTACAGAAGGGCGCCGAGGTGTTGGGGCACGCGGTGTACCAGATCCGGGCGGAGGACACACCCAACTTCACAGGGGAACCCGTCACCGACTACGTGAGGGGTGTGCTGCTCGGCAAGGAGTGGGTGAGGGAACGCATCGGGTTGTGGGGTGGTAGTGACGCCCTCGACCTGTTCAACGCGACAGGCAACCATTTCGGGTGCGGGGTGGACCACCCGTTCTGGACGTCCAAGGTGATGGCCGAGTACAGCGACGAGTCGAATCTGACGATCGTGCGCGCCTCGGATGTGCTGGCCTGCATGGCGGCCGGCGAGGCGGAACCGTTCGGCACGGTGGCACTGGGTGTGGACGTCGCAGGGTCCGAGCACGGGGATGAGACGGTGGTGCGGGAACGCCGCGGCCGCCACGCGTTGCGCAGGTGGGGTATCCGCTCCGCAGACCCAGAGGTGATCGAAGACTTCCTGGTGGAGTGCGCCACCCAAACCGGGTGCACTCAGATCACGATTGACGCGGGCGGTATCGGGTTCGGGTTCGTCGCCGGTCTGCGCCGGCGGCTCCCGTTGGTGGCGATCATCCCGTTCAACTTCGGGGCCGGCGCCAACAACAAGCTCACGTTCCTGAACGCCCGCGCGGAGCTGTACTGGAACATGCGGGTGATGAGCCGGGACCGCACCTGGGACCTGTCACGGATGGAAGGCTCGGAGGAGACGGTCGCCCAGGTCACGAGCGTGCGCCGCAAGGAGGCCGCGAAGAAAATCCAGGTGGAGGACAAGGACGAGGTGCGGAAACGGATCGGCCGCTCCCCTGATGACGCGGACGCGTTGGGCATGTGCTTCTACTCCGGTGCTGCTGGCGGTGAGGCTCGGGTGAGTTCGGGTGTGGGAACAACGATCCCGACAGGTTCAGCGAGTGTGGTGCGTGGCGGCGGGCAGATGGCTGGCCTGCCGACTGGTTCCGTGGGTTTGACGAGAGGCGCGTTATGAGTCAGTACGCCGACAGGCTAAAGAGGATCAGTGACAGGCTAGATGCAAACAGAGCCGATGCGTCACTGACGAACGAGCAGCGCAAACAGGTAGTGACCGACGTGCTGATGGCCAACGTCACGGTGGGCACCTACCTGTACTCCCAATGGGATGACGGTGCCGAAGTCGGTGCGCTGGCTGATGAGATCCTTGCTGCGCTCGGTGCGCTGTGATGACGTTGACTGAGTTCCTACTGGCACGGATCGCCGAGGATGAGGCCGAAGCCAACAGCCTGCCCGACGGCAGGGAATGGCACCGGTTGTTGCTCGGTTGGGAGCAGACAGAGTGGGACCAGGACCAGATCCTCTGCTCCGACGAGTACCTCCACCTCACCATGAGCAAGCACCGGCTCCTGGCTGAGTGCACGGCGAAGCGGGACGCGATCACAGCAGCATGGAACGACCACCTCAGTATCGAAAACGAGGTGGGTACTTGCCGGGATCAGGTCCAGATGAGCCGGGAGAACGACAACCCGCAGGTTGTGTGCGCCCTCGACCTAATCTACGCCAACCATCCCGACTACCAACAGGAGTGGAAACCATGAGGTACACCAACGGCCCACTACGGATGGCCTGCTGGGTCCTGATCGTCTGGTGCGTCTTCAACCTCGATGCAGTTCAAGCGTTCCTGCTTGGGCTACTCGCTTGGAGGCCACGCTGATGACCATGAGTTGCGACACATTCTGGGGCTCACACGGCTGCGACCTTGAATCTGGTCATGAGGGTGTGCACGTCTGTGGGTCGCGTGACCCCGAGGGTGTTTGTTCTCAGATGAGGAAGACCGACGAGGTGGGTCATGGTGAGGTCCGTTTCCGGTACTACGGCACCGACCGGAAGTGGGGTGAGTGGACTCCCTGGAACTGGTTCACCAACCACGGGGAGGTTGTATGACCTCCGACGACCCAGGCATCCGCGACTTCGAGCCCGACACCAGGGACCTGGTCGCCACCCTGTTCCCTGTCGAGGTGGCACTACCTGACGGGTCTGTGGTGCAGCGTGGGAAGGTGTTCGTCCTGGTGGGTGGGGTGGTGGTGTTCGGGGAGCGGGACGGGAAACCGTTGCGGCTGTTCGCTGCCCGCCACGCGGAGCCCGCGGTGCTCGCGAACCCTGTCGCACCGAAACGGCGTCAGCGGTCCACGTTCGTCACAGTCTCAGGGACGGTGTACGCGAACGGGATCCTGGGTTGCGGGTGCGGGTCCGTGCTGAAAAACCTCACCCACACGGAGGCGTTGACGTGAACATCACGATCGTTGGTACCCCTGCGCCGCAGGGCAGCAAAAAAGGCTTCGCGATAAAACGCAAAGGCGTCTACACCGGCAAGGTCGCGCAGGTCGAGTCGTCCAAGAAGGTCAAGCCGTGGCGGCAGGACGTGAAGCAAGCTGCGTTGGACGCCCGCGGGGTCACACCTGTGATGACCGGTGACGTCAGGGTGTATGTGACGTTCTGGTTCGCCCGCCCGCGACGCCACTACCGGACGGGGCGGAACAGCCACCTGCTGCGCGCCCTCGCCCCGGTACGTCCTTGCGGCCGACCGGACCTGGACAAGCTGGTCCGCAGCACGTGCGATGGGCTCGGAGAGGCGTGCGTGTTCGGTGACGATGCGCAGATCAGCGACATCCACGCGTCGAAACGGTATGCGACACCTCAGCAGTTTCCGGGGGCGTCGATCACGGTGGAGTGTGTGCCGAACGTCGTGGACGTGCCCGAACTGGTGGCGTCGTGAGCGAGCAGCCGTCCGTGCACCCTGGTCCGGCGAAGGGTTTGCCGCTCGATGACCTGGATGAGGTTGTGAACCTCAGGCTCGATCTGAGGGATGCGCTGGCCACGATCGGGCGGGTCCGGGCCCTGCTGGGTGACACCGCCGGGCCGTTGTGGTCTGTTCGTGGTGTCCGCGAGGCCGACCTGCGCGCCGCACTCAAGGAGTCAGGGGTCACGTCATGAGCGATATGGTCCGTGCCGCAAACCTGACCATCTGCAGTTGTGGTGGTCCGTTGCCATGTCCTCAAAAGGCAGCCATCGAGCGAGCCTTCGCGTTAGGAGGCGCCAGCGAGAGTCGTGAGGAGCGCTTTCAGCGCCATTATGGCGTCGGTCCTGAGATGCCCATAGCCCTCGCTGACGATGAGCGGCGCGCCGACGTCGACACGCTGGAGTGTGAGGTGTGGGCGCTCAAGAGTGCGCTGTCGCTGAGTGACGGGCTGCGCGGGCGGCTGGCTGCTGACCTGGAAAGGGCGCTCGAAAACGTTGACGACGCTCGGGCAGAGGTTGAGCGGGTGAAGGATCTCGTGTGTGATCGCGAGGACACGATCATCGAGCAGGACGCCAAGATCGAACGGCTGGAGGCAGAGAGGGACGCTGCTCGGGCCGTGATAGATATGCGTGACCTCAGGACCGAACGCCTCCAGGTGAACATCTGGGATCATGAGGTCCGTGCCGCGCTCGACGCTCCAACGGAATCCACCGAACTGGCAGCGTGCCGGGAGCGTCACCCTGTGGGTAAGGCTCTGCCCGGGGTGCAGGCGGCGTTCGATCGGCGGGCGGAATGAGGTGGCTGGTCCCCGCCTTCTTCGCGGACGCACTGACCGCCGGGGAGCGGGTGCTCTGGCTCGCCTACCTGCACACCCTCGATGCGATCTGCCGGCGACTAGATACCATCACCGTGTCCAGGCACAACCACGAGAACGACAATGCCTAGCGGGACAGCACGAAAGCCCGCCCGATCCTCGAGGTGAGGACCGAGCGGGCTTCGTTGACGGAAAGATCCTTGGCAGGGAGTCTCCAGTGTAGCGTGCGCGTGGCTTGAGGGTTTTTCTCCACCTGTTGGGGCTGCGCGTGGTGGAAAACGCAACTAGGGTGGGGTGATGACTACCACCCTTGACGACCCGGACATCCTGCACGACACCCCGACGAACAACCTGACCACGATCGCCAGCTACATGGCCGGCCTGGCGGAGACGACCAGCGCGGCGCCACCAACTAGCGCGAGCAGCCTGGTCCATGAGACTTCGATCTGTTCTGAGCTGCAGGAGGCTCGTGCCCGCCTGGATCGGGCATACAACCTTGCGACTTATTGGGAGCGGTGCACCCCCACCCTTGACGTGCACCCTTACGCGCAGCAGGTCCGGGCTCACGCGTACGCGCTGCGGCAGGCGTTGGGTGTGCGGCAGGCGTTGGGTGCGCGATGAGGCGGGCACTGCTCGGCTTCACCGCGGGTGTGGTGTGCGGGTACTTCCTAGACGGTGCTGTGTCTGTGATGTACTCCGACAGCCGGGCTGTGCACGCACTGATCCCTGCCGATGACAGTGTGCCCGCGCTGGACACCGCGCCCACTCCGGCGACCCTGGCCTACACCTGGGCCGACAGCGTGGCCGAGCTGTGGGGCAGGTGGCTGCGTTGAGGCGCGCACCCCGGCTACTGGTCCAGCATGTGACGCGTTGGGTGCTGCTGTTCCTGGACGCGGTCCTGGCTGGTCTTGCCGGGCACGGTAGGGCACAGACGTGGCAGCCATCCCGGTGAGCAGCGCCTTGGTATTTTGCGATACAGAGACCACAGGCCTGAGCCTGACCGACGACATCTGGGAGTTCGCTGGCGTCCGCCGCGAGGAGGGCTACGAGCCAGAAGAGCTCCATCTGTTCATTGAGCACGACAAGCAGAAGTGCCTCCTACTGCCCGAGTCATTCAAGGTCGACCACCATCAGCGTTACGACCCGCAACACTCCGTCACGCCATTGGTCGCGGCGTTGCGGATTCAAGAGTTCATGGGTGGCAAGGCTCACATCGTCGGAGCGGTCCCGAACTTCGACACTGAGCGGATCGCGTTGCTGCTGTGCAGGTTCGGTCTCGCACCGGACTGGTACCACCACCTGATCGACGTGGAGAACCTCGCCGTGGGCTTCCTGGCACGGGCAGGTACGGAAGTCAGCCTGCCGTGGGACTCTGATGAGTTGTCGACCAAGGTAGGCATCGACCCACCCACCGACGCACGACACACCGCGATGGGTGACGCTCGCTGGGCCATGGCCATCTACGACCGTGTGCTGGGGGCTTCGTGACCCTCACCTGGATGATGCTGGTGTTGAACGCCGGCGCAGTGTTCCGTCTGAGCCGGTTGGTGACCCAGGATGAGGTCCTGGCCCGGCCTCGCACCTGGTTCACCACGTCGTTCACGGGCTGGTTGGTGACGTTAGCTTCGTGCATGTGGTGTGTGAGCTTCTGGTTCGCTGTGCTCGCCGCGGTGCTCACCTGGTTCCTGTGGCCGGCGTGGATCTGGGTCGCCCTGGTCCTCACTCTGTCCGCTGTGACCGGCGCGCTGAGCGAGCACACGTGACCGAATCCGAGTATTTGCGCGGATACCGGGACGGCCTAGCCAACGCTGCCGATCGAGTGCTAAACGACAGGCTGGTCCGGCCATCCGAGGTCAGACATGCGCTCATCCACACCGAAGCAGACTGCGGGGATGGACCGGAAGGCGTCTGCCAATGCGGCGCTCACTTGCTCGGCATGACCCTCACATCTTCGTCTTCCATGCTCGCCCTGCACATCCGCAGAGCCATGAACACAACCGAAAGTGATGACCATGCTCCAGTCCGACCTTGACAACCGTTTCTCGTTCCACCCGGCCACAGACGCGAACCAGCGCGGTGTCCTGCACGAGCAGATCCGTGACAAGTGCTTGGAGTTGGCCACGTTCATCAACGGGGCGGTGCCTGAGGGTCGCGAAAAGTCATCGGCTGTCACCAAGATCGAGGAAGCCATGTTCTGGGCAAACGGCGCGGTCGCCCGCGAGCCGTTGTGAAAGCGGTCATCGACCCGACAGCACTGCGGGAAGCGGTCATCGACCCGGCAGCATTGCGGGAAGCGATCAAGGCCACCACGTCCAGCATCCTTGCCCGTCCGAAACCCAACAGGCAGCAGCGACGGGCAGCGGCACGCAGGAAACAGCACGCCGCGGACCGGAGCCGGGCCGAGATTGCGAAAGCCATGAAAGCCAAAGCTGAGGAGCAGCAGTGAAGGTTGAACTTGAGCGTGGCATCTACAAGGCCACAGTGAACGGTGTCACAGACCAGATCGTGATGAGCGACGGCGTTGGTGCCGCGGCGTGCGCTGCACCCCTGGGTGGGTTCCTCGGGTTCACCTACGGGGAAGCCATCACGGACGCCCGCCCGCTGACGATCATCGACCTCGGTGAGCGCCAACACAGGGAGTATGTGCTCGATATTCTCCGCCAGCCACGGCACGACTGGACCAACGCTGTAGTCGACCAGATCGAGGCGCAGACCAGGCCGGCGCGCATCCCTGAGCCGGGATGGGGTGAGAAGGTCCGCGCATGGACGGCGGGTAACGGTCATGAGCGGGAGTTCTTGCGCTACAAGGTCGGCGACCCCGACTTCCGATGGGCGGACGGGTGCGAGCAGTACCGCTGGGCCGACCTTATCGACCCGGAGCAGACATGAGTAGTCGGACGACCACTGAGACGACAGTCACCCGCGTCCACCACGTCGCCAAACCCGCGTTCGAGACGCACGAGAACGGGCCCCACCTGGACGATCTGAGGGAGTTCGTCACCGCTTGCGAAGGGCTACCAGACGAGGTGCTGGTGCGTATCGACCTGCCCCGCCTGGATGAGGGCGGCCGGCGTGACGTGACCTTCGAGGTCAACTACCTGCACCCCAAGAACTCGGACGCGACCTCGTGACCCGCCTGGTCCTGCCCGAGTCGACGTTCACCCGCGGCCCGCGATGAACACGGTCGTCACGATGCTGCTCACCACACGGGAAGATCCACAGGGTGGGGCGAAGTGGGAGCCGGACATTAGTGTCATCGCGAAGTGGGCACACAGCATCCGCGGTGCAAATCGGGTTGTGCTTGTTGACGAGGCGACTGAGTCTTTCCCTGGCGTGGAGATAGTACGCGGAACCCCGCTCGATAAATCCCCGTACGTTGCTCGGTGGGATCGTGTACTCGACTACCTCGAGACGTGTACGAGCGGGTTCGTTTGGATCACAGATAGCACGGACGTCACGATGCTGCGGGAGCCTTGGGCTGACATGAGGCCCGGCACCCTGTACGTCGGGTCGGAGCCGGACCTGGTTGGGTGCTCGTGGATGAGAACGGTGCACCACGATCCTGGGTCCCGGGCCTGGGTTGGTGCGCATGAGAACCTGCTCCTGTTGAACGCGGGCCTGCTCGGCGGGGACCTGGCGACGGTGACCGGGTTTGTGACCGCACTTCAAGGGATGCTCACCCTGCACCCGGACGACTCTGACATGGCAGCGTTCAACATGACCATGTTTGGTCGCCCGCACACCACGGGGCCCACGGTTCACACGGTGTTTAAAAGCTGCACCGATAACGGGGTGGCCTGGTGGATGCACAAGTGAGGGCGACGCGCGATGCACGCTGAGGCGAAAGAGTACGCGGCACGCTGGGCGACCAACGACCCAGCGATCACAGTGGTGGAGCTCGGGTCACGGAACACGTCAGGCGCCAGGGTCCGGGACCTGTTCCGGGGGACACAGTACCTGGGTGTGGACGCGGTGCCTGGCGCCGATGTTGACGTGGTGGCCAACGCGGCTGAGTGGCTTCCTGCGGCACCTGTCGACCTGGTTTTGTGCTGCGAACTGTTTGAGCACACGCCCCGCTGGGCGGAGATTGTCGTCAACGCGTTGCTTATGCTGCGGCCTGGTGGGCGAGCGGTGTTCACGTGCGCAGGACCGGGCAGGGCTGTGCACGGTGTGAACCATGACGACCCAGACCTGCCCGGCTGGTATGAGAACGTCACTGCTGCTGAGCTGGACCATGTGATGGCCGCTGCGGGTTACCGGCTTGTTGAGTCCGAGCAGGTCGCACACCGGTCGACGCACCTGGGTGGGACGGACACACGAGCGTCGGGTGTCCGGTGAGCTCTGTGATCACCGTTGCCATCCCCTCGATCGCCCCACGGACCACACTGCTGGCCCGCGCACTGGCCTCCGTCGCGACCCAAAACAACCCGGCCGTCGCAGTCAGCATTGCGTTCGACACTGCGCGGGAAGGGGCGCCAGCAACCCGTGACCGGGCCCTGGCCGGGGTGACCACAACATGGGTGGCGTTCCTGGACGACGACGACGAGATGAACCCTGAGCACCTGCAGGCGTTGATGATGCACGCCGAGACGACCGGAGCTGACCTGGTCTACCCCTGGTATGACGTGGTCGGCGGCATGGACCCGTTTCCACAATGGGAACATGACGCATGGTGTGACAGCGCGCCTCATCAGGTACCAGTCACCTTCTTGGCCAGAACCGACGCCATTCGTGCCGTGGGCGGCTTTCATACGACTGGGATGCAAGCCAAGGATCTGACCCTGGCGTCGACTCGGGGGGCAACCGGGCAGGTGAGGACTACAGGCTGATCCTGCGGTTGGCCCGTGGTGGGGTCAAGATCGTGCACCTCGACCAGCGCACCTGGAAGTGGCACCACGATTCGGGAAACACCAGCGGGTTACCGTCCCGCTGGTCTGCCAGTTGAGGTGCTCGCATGACTGGCGTGTCGTTGACCGTGGTCATCCCGTCGATCCCGCCGCGCGCCCAGTTCTTCAAGCGGGCCCTCGCGTCCGTGGATGCACAAACCCAGCAACCCAGCGCAGTTGCCGTGCACCTGGACCTGGAACATGCTGGTGCCGCTGAGGCCCGCAACCGGGCACTGGCCAAAGCGGACACGACATGGGTGGCGTTCCTGGACGATGACGATTGGCTCCACCCCCACCACCTAGACCACCTGCTGTGCTGCGCGGAAGCCACCGGCGCCGACATGGTCTACCCGTGGTTCAGCAGCAACGGACCCGACGTCCTCTATGTCGACAGGGAACGTGCCGCGATGCGACCCTTCGATGCGAAGGCCCGGGACTGGCTGATCACCAAAGGGAACTTTATCCCAATCACCGTCCTGGTGCGCCGCGAGCTACTCATGGACGTGGGTGGGTTCACTTCGCCGCCGTGGGCCAGCCCAGATAACCCGTGCGAGGACTGGGGTACGTGGCGCAAACTCGCCTTGGCCGGCGCGGTGTTCCACCACCTGCCCGAGGTGACCTGGCAGTGGGAGCACTGGTGGGGGCACACCGCAGGCAGGCCGTGGGTCGGGACCTGATTATGGGATGTCCTGAACCAGAACGGCCCTAGCGGAGATGGACACACCGTTGACCCCGCTCTCGTTGCGAATCTTGACCTCGGTGTCCATCGGCATACCCGCGTCGATCGCCTTCTGGAGCTCTCTGGCAGCCCACATGAAGTGGTCGAGCGTGACACGGCTCCCCGTGGCGGCACTGGTGTTCACCGAGATCGCAGTGTTGTTGGTCCGCTCGATCTTGACAGAACTCATCTAAACGGAGAGCACGCGAACGATGGCCCCGAATACGTGGTCTTTGATCTTCTGGTCGTCGGGCAGATCGGCGTAGGGCACGAGGCATGGGTGCGTCTTGGCGTCCACGTCTTTGACGTCTCCGAACATCCATCCGTCGTTGCGTTTGAAGTCGCACCACGACTCGTGGAGTTGCTCGGGGCCTTGTCCGTCGATGGCCTTCACAACACCCTCGACTGCGGAGTTGGTCTGCCAGTCTGGGGCGTCATTCCAAGCGGGCGACGGGGTTGGGTCACCTTGGATGGCCTGCAGGGCGCGGTTGGCTTCGTGGCATACGCGGGCGATGTCTTCGGTCTTCACTGGGTGCTCCTCAGAGGGTGGGTCGTCATCGGCTGACCGGTGCGAACGTGAACCAGTTGTTGGGCAGGTGCGTGTCCATCGCAGTCCAGAACGCGATCTGCACCGGGCTGACCACCCACTGGATCCGGGCGCCCATCCAGCGAACCTCACTGTTCCGCAGGCTGTAGGGCAGCATCTGGATCTTCAGTCGTCTCATGTCAGGTTCTCCTTATTGGGTTGTGTTGCGATGGGCGTGGCGTCGCCCAGCCAGTCGGACAGTGCGCGGCCACCAAGTGGATTCCGCTGCTTCCCGGCGTGGTTGGCGTTGGCCTCAGTCCTGCGTTGGATCTGAAAGTCGACCGGTAGGCCGGTCTGCTGGCTGAGCCAAGCGGAGAATGCTAGATCGAGGATCGTCCGGAATGCGGCACTCTGCTTGCCAAACAGTCGGTCGTACTTCTCGTCGGACAGGATCAGCCGCACGTCTACGTCTGAGAGCGGCCCGGGTTTGCGTTCCTGCACTGATCCGACGAGGTACGGCGAACATCCGAATGCTTCGCGGATCGGTCGGCACGCCGCGTCGAGGGCATACAGCCTGGGTGGTGAGAGCACGCTCATGGGGTCAGCGGTACGTGCAGGACACGACCTGCCCCACGGTGGGCACAGCCATGACAGGGCAGCTCAGGCTTGTGGCCTTGAGGGGCGCGACCGTGGTTGTGGTCACGACAGGCGTCGTGGTGGTTGTGGTCACGACAGGCGCCGTGGTGGTGGCCGGCGAGCTGACGAGCACTAGCGTGTTGCCGTACTGCGCGGTACAGCCGCTTGCCTTGGAGATGGCACCCGACACGACGGCGTAGGTGGACGCGGGATTCTGGATGACTTTCCAGTTGCCGGTAATCGCGTTCATGCACAAATCAGCCGCCGCCGTAGACGTGGTCGAGCCGTCAACCCATACGTCGATCCAGAAGGCTGCGCCCGAGGGTACGTTGGTGGCGCAGGATGCGCAGGTGTCCTCAACCATGAAGTAGCGCCGCAGGTTCGGAATATAGAACCGGGTGCCCGCCGCGATCATCGGTGCGTTGTTGACAATGCCCACTGCCACAGTAATTGGGTTGGCATATGTCCCAACCCCGCCAGCGCCCTGGTGTAGAACCGGGTCAGAGATGGCGGTGCCGGGAGGACTGTTGTCGTAATACGAGTACCCCGTGACGTAAGCGGTCGAGGTAGCCTCAGCGGCACTGCTGGTGGAGGTTGTCACAGCCAGTGCGAGCACGCCAATGACGGCTACGACCACAGCCATCACCCCCACCCGTAGTCGGACTACGGCGCGGGTTCCTTCACTTGCGGGCATGGTGGATCTCCTTGCTTGGGAACGGTCATTGTGGTGCTCCGTCATCCGGCGCGCTGCCAGAACGACTGGTGCTTCATGAAGACCTGGCTTTGGCCTAGAGGCGTGCCGTCCGTGGGCCAGTGACCTCCCGTCAGCCATCCGTAGTACTTCTGGAAGAAGCCGGTGTCCACGCCGCTGCTGTTGATGCCCATGAGTGAGTTCCACGCCGCCTGGGTCACATCCGCGGCGCGCACAGCATCGGGGTCACTAGCGCACGTGGGTGCAGCGCTATATGCGACGTTGGCGAAGGTGGTGTTGAACAAGGCAGCGTGGATGGCGGCGTGGTCGGGGTGGTTGTAGATGGCGCATTCGGCATAGCTGCTGTTGCGATAGGGCCCGAGGATGTTGTGGATCGGGTAGTTCGGGATACCGAGCGCGCTCAGATTGTTCTGGATCGAATGGATCGCCCAGACTACTTCGCTAGGCGTAAGTTTTCCATCACCCAGATTGAATGACAATATCGTGCCGAAGACTCCACCACTATAAACATTGACCGTCCTATCAGGGACTGTCGTTCCATCTGAGGGTAACGTGTAGGTGCCTCGATAAGCGTATGACGCAGGCAGGGACGAATCTACTGTGCCCATCTTAGTGAGTATGTTAAAGGTAGATCCCAGGCGAGCATTAATGCAGCCCTGCTTACTCGTAGCAATGGGGTACGCGCTGCCAGATGGAGCCACCTCACCAAGACTAAGATCGAGCCCGCCTGGATATGTGGAACAGAAGCCAGTCGCTTCGCCTCTCGTCATATAGGCGAAGACTTTGTAGTTGCTCGCTGAGTTTTGAACGAGCGACCAGGCTTGGGACTCGTCGTCAGGGTGGGGCATTACCACGAGGCTGGTTTGCACCGGGGGGGGAAGGGTCGCCTGCACCGTATGAGGTGTCGCCATGACCATAAAAGAGGTCATGAGGAAACCCGCAAGGACGATGACGATGCACCGTCTCATGACCCGCACCTGGGGCAGACGTGGCCGGCGTCGTGGCTGGTCTGGCAGCGGGTGCAGCGGCCGACGTCGATGCGATCTTCGGGTGTCTGCCCTTCCAGTCGCACTCCGGGCCTGAGCAGCACCACGTTGTCGCTGTCGTTGGGACCCGTAGCGAGGAGCATCGCGGCCTCGATGGTGGCGACCCTTTGTTCCTGACTAAGGAGTACCTGGAACCGGTCAGGGAACTCTTCGAGGAGCAGCGCGGTCGCGCGGTGACGTGCCCTGTTGCGGATGACCCGGGCGGGTGTGCGACGCCTGGGCTGGGTGGTGTCCGTGGGCTGCAGAAGGCTCATTCCAGCATCCTAGTTGCGAATTCCTCGACAAAGCGACCCCCCAGTTGCGTAATTCCCCATATAGACTCGCGTGCGACAGCGTGTGATCTGGCAGATCGGGGTAACGGATGCGGGTCCTGCTCCTACCCGGTGACCGCGGCGGCTGTGGTTTGTACCGGATGATCCAGCCGGCTCGGGCTGTCGCCAACCTGTCATCGGACGTGGAACTGTTCACCGCTGAAGGCTTGAGGGGGAAGAGCACCCGGGGTCGTGACGGCGCAGTGCGGGTGTGGAGCATCCCCCCGATCGACGCAGACGTGGTCGTGTTTCAGCGGCCGTTGAACGACGACCTCGCGTCGGTCATCCCCCTGGTGCAGGCGCAAGGCGTCGCGGTGGTGGTGGAGTTGGACGATGACTTCGAGCGTGTCCACCCCCACAACGTGGCCGCACCCCAGGTCAACCCGGCCACCTCGCCTCACAGCAACTGGGAGTACCTGAAGCAGGCATGCACCCTCGCAGACATGGTGACCGTCTCCACCCAGGCGCTGACCCGGTATGCGCCTCACGGGCGGGTGCGGGTGGTCCGCAACTACCTGCCCGTGAGCATCCTGAACCTGCCAATCATTCCGCACAGCAACGTTGACCCGGTGCGGATCGGGTGGACCGGCACCCTGGCCACCCACCCAGACGACCTCACAGTCACCCGAGGCGCCGTCGCACGGGTGGTTGCGGACACTGGCGCTGTGGTGCAGGTCGTCGGGAACCCGTCCGGTGTCGGCCACGACCTCGGGCTCGAGGTGGACCCGCCGTCAGCCGGATGGGTGGACCTGCCCCACTACCCCGAAACGATCAGAGACAACCTGGACATCGGGATCGTGCCGCTGGGGGACATCCCCTTCAACCAGGCAAAATCCGCGTTGAAAGGCTTGGAGTTCGCCGCCCTCGGCAAACCGTTCGTGGCCTCACCCGTCGCGGAGTACCGCCGGCTCGCCGGCCGCGGAGTGGGCTTATTGGCGTCGGGGCGTAAGGACTGGGTTCGGCACCTCAATATGCTGGTCCGCTCCCCCGACTACCGGGAGGAGCTTGCAGGGTCCGGCCGTGAGGTGGTGCGCCGCGAGTTCACCATCGAAGCGCACGCCCACGAGTGGTTCGACGCGTGGACGCAAGCTCTGAGCAACCGTGACACCCGGGTGAGCGGTGGTGTGCGTGCCGCTCATCGCTAGACGCAAACAGGTGGCGTTGCGGCCTCGGCCGCAACCGATGGCGCGGGCACTCACCGCGTCCGCGAGCGTCATCAGTGTCGGGGACAAGGCTCAGGCCAAGACGTGGGGGAAGATCCGGCCCGGGTGGCAAGCGGAGGCGTGGGCTTACCGCCGCAACCTGGGTGAACTCCGCTACGCCTGTGCGTATTTGGGCAACAGTGCAATGCGGATCCGCATGTTCCCCGCCAGCTACATCCAAGGCAACGAGGTGCCTGTTCCTGTCGCCCTCGCACCAGACATCCCCGACGACCTGAAACGTGCCGCCGAAGACACCCTGCTCCGGTTGGCCTCGGGCGGCCCGCTCGCCTTGGCGATGATGCAAAAGAAGCTGACGGAGAACTTCGAGGTGGCCGGGGAGACCTTCCTGATCGGAGAGACGGACCCGGCGTCGGGTTTGGAGTCGTGGACGCTGCGGTCAACCTCCGAGCTATTGGTCACCAACGACGGCACCTACAAGGTGCTGGAGTTCCCTGGTGCGACAGCGCGTGACGCCCGCGAGCTTGACCCGGGGTCCACGTTCGTGTCCCGCATGTGGTGGCCGGACCCGGAGTGGGGGATGCTCGCAGACTCCCCCGTCCGCTCCATCCTGGACTTGTGTGAGGAGCTGCTGCTGCTCGGCAAGGACGTGCGGGCGACAGCACGGAGCAGGTTGGCATTGAACGGGATCCTGGGCATCCCGGACTCGCTGTCGATTGTGGGCGCCAACCCTGAGTCCTCAATGGACCCCAACTCGGACCCGTTCTGGCAGACGTTGATCGAAACCGTTACGGCCGCCCTGACGAATGAGGGCTCGGCGGCGTCGGTGGTGCCGCTGATGCTGCGCGGCCCCGCGGAGGCGTTGGCCGCGATCAAACACATCACCCTCGACAGGCCTGAACACCGCGACAACATCGCCCAGAGAACCGAGTTGATCCAGCGCATGGCCACCGGTATCGACCTGCCCGGCGAGGTGTTGACCGGGAAAGCAGACCTCAACCACTGGTCAAGTTGGCAGGTGGACGATGATGCGTTCCGGCACCACATCGAACCTATCCAGGTGGTGGAGAACGACGCGATCACAGCGGGTTTCATGTGGCCAATCCTCGACGCGTACGAGAACTGGGACCCAGCACTGATCAGGAAGGTGCTGGTGTGGCATGACGCCACAGAGCTGTTGACCCACCCGGACCGGGCCGCGGACGCGTTCCAGGCGTGGGACCGGTTCGCCATCAGCGATGGTGCGCTGCGGAACTACCTGGGGTTCCCCGTCACGGACGAACCCAACTCGACGGAGTTGCTGACCAGGATTGTGACGAAGGCTCACACCCTGGACCCGGCCTTGGTGGAGACCATCTTGAAACGGCTAGACCCGACGTTGCCGGACCCGACCCCGAACGCCCTGCCTGCCGGGCCCACAGGCGCGAGTCCTGTTGCCCCACCGATGCCACCCCCGGCACCGAACGGTCCACCCGCTCAGGCGGGGATCGGTGGCGGGGTCGATGTGGGACAGCAGTACGCCATCGAGGCGATGGCACAGGGCATCGCGAAAGCGTTCATGGGTGGGGCGTTGGACCGGGAGCAGATCCAGATCGCGACCCGTCACAGCGACATTCCGGTCACTGCGAAGCCGGCCCTGGTGGCGTCGGCCGGGGTGAGCGCCGCGGACCGGCGGGCGTCCCGGCGCCTGGTGGACATTGACCGGGAGCTGCGCAACAAGCTCCTGGTCGCGGCGAACCTCGCGGTGAAGCGGGCCCTGGAGAAGGCCGGCGCGAAGGTCATCAGCAAGGCGCGCGGTAAGGGCGCTGAGGCGGTCCGTGCCTCGATCGTGGGGGTTGACACGTGCCGGGTTGTCGCCGCGGTTGGTCCGGCGATGATCGCGGCGCTCGGGTTGGACGCGAAGGCATTGTCGGATGCGGAGTTCGCTGACCTGGAAACCCAGTGGGGCACGTGGGTTTCGACCGGGCAGGACCAGGCACTGCGGCAGGCTGCGCGCATCGCCGGGGTGGACAGCAGTGCGATGAAAGCCCAGGTGGCGGGCAGGTTCAAGGATGATGCGTCCGCGGGGTGGCAGTGGCTTGAGTCGCGCCTGCACGCGGCGGTCACGAATGCGATGAGCGGCCCGCCTGTGGGTGCAGATCTCGAGTTTGATGCCGGGGAGTCGTTTGTGGCGGTAGGGGACATCCGGGGTGCCCTGTCGATCGCGGGCGGGTTCAACAGCGCGCAGGGTTCGGCTGGTTTGACAGCGGACGGGCAGCCAGCGGACCCCACCGAGGTGCTGGGGCAGATCGGCACCGGGGACACCATCAACGGGGTCCTGGTCGACGCTGGCATGCAGGACGCCGGGTACGAGTGGAGTCACGGGCCCAGCTCGCACCCATTCGAGCCGCACGAAGCCCTGGACGGTGTCAATTTTCAGACGTTCACCGATGACGCGTTGGTGAACGACGAGGGTTTCCCGGACCTGGACTGGTACGCGCCCGGTGATCACGACGGGTGCTCCTGTGATTTCAACGCCCTCTGGACATCAACCGACAACAGCAGCAACGACACGGAAGGCTGACCATGACCACCAAGATCAGGAAACTGGCGGCCGATGCCGCCCCGAACGTGCAGTGCGCCACCCCTGGCTGTGCGCACCTCGCCTCCGCACATGCGGACGTTGCAGCGGGCGACAACACGGGCGCGTGCTCGATGAAGGGCTGCGACTGTGCAGGTTTCACCGCCCCCGATGCCCCTGCCACGCCTGTGAAGGCCCCGTCCCCGGGGAAGGCTGCCCCCAGCCCTGCACCCGAGAAGGCTGCAACATCCAGGCGTGGCCGGTTCGTTCCCGCACCACCCCTGCCCGCGGTGGCAGACCCTGCGACACCCGCACCCACCGATGCTCCCACCGATGCGCCGGCGGACATTCCCGCACTGGTGGCGGTGGTGGCGACCGCGATCGAGGCCGCCCTGTCGTCCCTGACCTCGGTGGACCTGTCCACCGCTGACGGGCCCACCACCACGTTCGTTGCGTTGGTGCACGCCGCGGACAACAGCCTGGACCTGATGGACGGCACACTCGCCCCGGACGGTGACGCAGGGGACCAGACGGTCCTTGCCGAGACGGTGGACGCGTGCATTGTGGCGGCCCGCAACGCCGGCGACGGGATCGACGCACCCAGCACAGAGGTTGCTGCTGCCCTCGCGTCGGTGCACGACGCGGACGTGGCCTCCGGTGAGGTGCTGGCGGCGCTTGGTGCGGTCGACCCGGACCTGAACGCGGACGACGCCGCACCGGACGAGTCCACGAACGTGACCGGGGACGCGATGGCTTCTCGCACCCGCAGGTTCGGCAGGTTCGCGGACGCCCCGGTCATCCCTGCACCGGCACCAGACGCTGCCCCTGCTGAGGTTCCTGCACCAACCCCCGCTGTGGACGCGGGAACGGGCGTGACAGACGCGGGCGACCTTGCCGCAGCGGTGGACGCCACCCTCGACGCGGCACTGGGTTTGCTGAACGGGGTGGACGCGTCCACCCTGCCCCCACCTGTGGCGCAAGCCCTGGCTCTGCTGCGCGCGGCGGACGCCACCGTTGACGACCTCATGGACTCCCTTGGGGTTGTTGACCCTGTCGAGGACGACAATGTGCTGACCGCGGCAGGTGAGCCGGCGGCCGCCGAGCCTGCAGCCATCCCCGACACCACCAGCGGTGACACAGCCCCGGACAACATGGCGTTCAGCATGCCCATCATGGTCATTGAGGGTGTGGACACCGGCGACGGGCGTTTCATCACCCCCGGCTGCCTGACCTGGCGTGACCTGCCCTTCCCCGTCATGGCGATCACCAAGACCACGATGGGCCACGATGAGGCCGAGCTCGTGGGCAGGATCGACACGATCGAACGGGTGGACCTGGCCGGGTTGCGAGACGCGAAGACGGGTGAGCCGTTCGCTGCGGGCGTGACGGGCCTGCGCGGGGTTGGTGTGTTCACGAACACGGATGAGGCGAACCGGGTCGCAGCACTGATCCACGACAAGTTCCTGTCCGGCGTGTCCGTGGACATCGGTGACGTGAGAAGCACGATCGAGTTCCTGGACGACAACGGTGCACCCCTGCCCGAAATGGAGGATGACGGGGGTGACGGCGACCTGCTCCTGATGCTGGACGGGGAGATCCGGGAAACCCTGACGGAGGGCCGGGTCATGGGTGTGACGATCTGCCCGTTCCCCGCATTTGAGGGCGCCTACATCCAGTTAGACGACGGGACCACCACCCCGCAGACCAGGGCGGACGCACCAGAGGCCGCGAAGGAGTTGGAGGCAACGGTGGCGAGCATCGTGAACGTGGACGAGTTCGGGGCCCGGGACTGCCCGTCGTGTGTGGACGGTGCAGGCTTGGTGGCTTCTGCGGGTCCGACCGCACCACCCGCGAGCTGGTTCACCAACCCGGAGCTCGACGGCCCCACCCCGCTGACCATCACGGATGACGGCCGCGTGTTCGGGCACCTCGCCACGTGGGGTGTCTGCCACACGGGTGTGAGTGGCCGGTGCGTGACGGCCCCACACTCCAAAACCAACTACGGGTATTTCCGTACCGGCGCCGTGATGACCGCGGACGGGTCCCTGGTGTCGACGGGCCCGATCACGTTGGGTGGCGGGCATGCGGACCTGCCACTGTCCGCGCACGCCGCGATCGCCCACTACGACGAAGCCGGAACCGGTGTCACTGATGTTGCGGCTGGCGATGACAGGTACGGCATCTGGGTGGCCGGCGCGATGCGACCCGACGTGTCCCCCGAGCAGGTGCGGCGCCTGCGCGCCTCAGCCCTGTCCGGTGACTGGCGGGCCGTGGGTGGCAACCTTGAACTCGTCGCAGCGTTGGCGGTGAACGCGCCCGGGTTCCCGATTGTCCGGGCCCAGGTCGCCTCCGGTGTGCCTGTGTCGTTGGTGGCTGCGGGTGCCCGTCAGGTGATGTTGGCTGCGACAGCCCGGATGGTGACAGACCGGGAGATGATCGCGCAGATGCGTGCCCAGTGGCCGGTCATGCAAACCCTGCTGTTGGAGCGGGAAGCCCGGGCGACCACGTTGCGGGCCTCGGTGAAGGCGGGCGGTCTGCGCAAAGCCGTCCACAAGGCGCGCAGCCACCACTGACCACCTGGGTTTGCCGAGCGTGAGGAGGATACCAAATGCTGTACGACCTCAACCAGCAACCTGTGGAGGACAACCTCCTGAGGGTTCTGGCTGCGTTCCCTACGGAGCGTCTCACCAGGTGCGGTGCCACCCCAACCCAGTTGGTTGCAGAGCTGGCCAACTGGGGCACCCACACCATTGAGTGGCAGGCAGAGATGGGGTTGCTCCTGGACGGGCTGTCCGACCCTGTCATCCGCGGGTTCCTCGCGGGGGTGTGGCCCCCGCCGATCCCGAGTGAGATCCCGTCCTGGCCTTCCGGTACCGGTGAAGAGTTGTTCGACAACGGGGACCTCACGTGGACGTTCCTGAGCGATCACACCTTGTTTGTGGACAACGGTGACGGCACCACCACTGTCACGCCCGGCCCTGCTGAGTATTTCAGCGACAACGGAGACCTCAGCACCACCGTCACGATCGGAATTCCTTTCGGTGTCGGTGAGTATCTGTTCGACAACGGGGACGGCACGTTCACTCTCACATTGGCTGACAGCTCGATCCTCCTCGACAACGGGGACGGCACGTTCACTCTCACATTGGCTGACGGCTCGGTCCTCGACAACGGGGACGGCACGTTCACTCTCACATTGGCGGCATAATG